GGCCGAGTTGTTGCCATCGTAGAGGCCCATTCCCTTGACTGTCTCGCCAACTACATCGGGCCCACCGACTGTTGGCGTGTCGCCGTCAAACATCACAACCGGGATCGTGATGGTGACAGTCGGCTTGAGGGTTGAGCCGATGGTCGTGAGACCGGCGCAGGTGAGCACGACGGCAGACTGAGCGCCAGCGGCGGTGGCCGACAGGATTCGGTTCTGATGCGTCAAGCCTTCAAAGTCAAGCCCGAGCTCGACGTCGATCTTGCGGTGGCCAGCCTCGACTGGCTCCTTCTTGGTCGCGTCGCTGCGGATGTACCGCCGGTCGGTCTTTAGACCATTGTCTACCTTGACCGAAAACTTGTTGATGTTGACGGCGGTGCCGCCGACAGTCAGTGAGCCACCAACAAAGGTGAGCAACTCAGCGTCGCTCGGATAGTTCGCCGATGCCAAAGACGTCGAATGCTCAAGGTTGGCAAAGTCAAGATCGGCGGAGAACTTGAGCGCCTCACCTGTAGCACAGGACAACTCAAAGCTCTTGACCTTGCCGCCAGTCGCCGTCTTGGGGGTGATAGTCCCGCCACCGACCTGCGGCACGCCAACCTGGGCAGTAAATGATTTGCCAGTCAGCGAGCCGACGGTGCCAGTGTGGGTGTAGACGACCGTCTCAGCCGGGCCAGTGGTGGCCACAGTGCCGAGGCACTGACCGAGCCAGAAGCCGAAGCCAGGCTGGCTGCCACCCTTGCTGAGCACGTCAAACTCGATGCTGCCGCTGGCGCCCATGATGTAGGGCACGCGCCGATCAGATCGCATCGCACGAGTGCCAGAACGAATGCCCGACGACTCAACGCGGCCGACCTCGACGGAGATGCTTTCGCTATTGAACTCGAAGAAACGGTCGACGGTGACGCCGGTGTTGTAGGTGGTCTCGGCCTTGACGCCGAGCTGCCCGAGGAAGCCGCTCACGATTCGTCCTTATCGGTCGTGGCCTTGCGGCCAGTGGTCTTGGGTGCGGTGACGTCGAAGTGCTCCTGGCCGATGAGGCCAGTGGCCACGTCGTCGGGGAGGTCGACGGCCTCGCCCTGCTTCACGATCCAGCTCATGCCGGCGCGTGCGATTTCAATCTCTGGGTTTGGCCCTGAGTAGGTGACCTTCATCTGTGCTCCTAAATGCGGGCCCGCACACGCAGGGCCGAGGTGACTTGATAGGCGTAGCCCTCGTCCTCAGCGGTGAGGTCGCCAGTAGGTCTGGCGATCTCGTTCCACAGGACGCCAGCACCGCCGGCGGCGACGTTGTCGCGGATCGTCTGCTCGACGGTTGCAAACAGCTCCCATGCACGCTCCATCGCTTCGATGGCGGTGTAGCCGGGCCACAGCACGACGCAATAGAGGTCGATCGTGTAGGTCTCGTCGCGACGTTGGGTGCCAATGGCTGCCCACTCCTGCTCGCCAGCGACATTGCCGATGATGACCATCTCACGCTCAGGCTGCTTTGGCAGTCCAAACGTGACCGACGGTTGGCGCATCTCGTAGTCGGCGTCACGCAGCAGCTCGTAGAGCGCAGCAATGGTCGCAGGAACCGTCGACGTTGCCATCAGCCGATGCCAGGAATACGGCGATGGTAGCGACGCAGCGCAACGTCAACGTCAGGAATGCCGGTGATTGAGCCGCCACGACCAGCAACGATGAGCGAGTAGGTGCCACCGACGTCAGACGTGAATGTTGAAGCACGATCTGGAACGCCACGTCGCGAGCGGTTGACAACGTCGCGAAGGCGCAGCATGAACGCATCGGCAAGGTCAGCCGGCGGCCGATCCATGCCGTGTTCGTACTCGATGACGAGGTTCTTCTCGCCCTTCTCAAAGACGTCGCCATCAGTGCGAGTGGCAATGCCGGAATCGGCGACGCTGATGGAGTCAAGCTCGATCTGCGTTAGCGCGTCATAGTTGCCGTCGGTGTCGTAGATGCGGATGCTACGCACAGTGCGAAGGTAGGTATCTGGCAGCACTATCTCATCGCGACCGGTGCCGTCGATACGCACTCGCCGGTAGCGAGGAACAAATGCTGCCCCGCAGTAGTCCTCAAACTCTGTTTCGACGCTGCGACGAGCTGCGACGAGCTCAGCGCCGAGATACTTGCGAGTATCGGCGAGCACTTCGTCGCTGGCACGCATTTGTTTAGTCGAGGCGTAGTAACCCCCGACGATCTCAACGATCGTGGCGATCGTTGTGGTGCCATTAGTCCAGGTACACGACAGCACGTTCAGGTTCGACGTCTGCGCAGCAGTCAGCGCGACAGTACGCAGGCCAGTGCCAGCGTTGGTCGTAGCGGTGCCAGCAGCGACTACAACAGCGCCATCAGCGCCGGTGATGCCGACGGTGATCGTGCCAGAAGGGTCAGCTAGGTCACCGTCTTGATCGCGGAACGAGGCGGTCAGGACCGCAGCGGAGCCGGCGAGAATCTGTTCGTCGGCGACGCGGGTTCGCACGTTGCTCAGTCCTTCTTTGACGCTGCGGTCTTGCGAGCCCGCGACTTTGGTGCTGCGGCGGTCTCGGGCGCCTCGATGGCGGCTGTCTCCACCTTGACCGAGGCGCCATTGCTGGCGGCCTCGGCAAGCCCGGCGTCAACGAGGGCGGTGGCCTCGTCGGCGGGCAGTTCGATGGTCTCTCCGGCAGCGGGCCACTCCTGACCGTCTCGGGTGCCGGTGATGCTCACGCGCATCTTGATCTTCATGTCTGGTCCTTCCAAATGGATGGGTGACGGTCAGGGCGGGGACCGAAGTCCCCGCCCCTTGCGTCAAACGGCTAGGCCGTCAGGGTCACGCCGCGTTGCCGACAAAGACCTTGACTGCGCCGGTCTGATCGGCGAGGACGCCATCGCCACGAACGACGCAACGGAAGGTCACGAGGTCGTTCTGGAAAGCGAAATCGTCGGACCGCTCAAACCGCACTCCGCCGGCAAGCCGGACGTAATAGGCAGAGATGTCACCGAAGATGACCGACTTGGCCGAGAGCGCCACAGCTGCGACGTTCGGGTCCGTGTAGACCGGCTTGCCGAGCAGCGTGTCGGGCGCACCAACCTGCAAGGACGGCTGCCACAGGTACTGGTTCTGCGAGTCCTTGAGCTTGCGGACGGCGCCGAGGGTGGCATCGCGCATGATCCAGGCGGCAGAGGTCGACGCACGATACGGCGCGATGACCGAGTAGTGCAGGTCGATGAGGTTGTCAGCCGTAAAGGCGCCCGAGGCAGATGCCGCGCCGGTCACGCCGGTCGACGCCGTCTGAACGATGCCCGAGGGCTTCGAGGAGGCGTTGCCGGTGATGAGGTCGGTGCCGAGGGCGTTGCCCACTGCGCGACCAGCCTGGCGGGCCAAGTAGCCGAGCAGGTCGAAGCCGGTGTCGGCCACGAGCTCGTTGGAGACCTGAATGGATAGGCCGTACTTGTAGGCGCCGAGCGTGCGCTTGGCGAATGCCGGGTCAGACTCGGTAAGGCTAGAGCCCTCGGTAATGAGTGCGCCGCTGGAGTGCGAGGTCGTCACCGGGATTTCAAGGTTTTCACCAGAAGCGGTGTTGATAACCGTTGCGCCAGCCTGAAGGATCGCCGACGACTCAATCATGTGCTCCCACACCTGACCGAAGAACGACGTCGGGACGGTGTTGCCACCAGCGGTGGAGCTGCCCTTCGTCAAGTCGCGACGCTCAGCAGGAACCACAACCGAGCGAAGCTCGCCGCGGCCCAGGGCACGCAGCTCGTCCTCAACGGTCAGCTCCGGCGCAGCGGCCGGCGCTTCGACGGTTCCGTACTTGGCCATCGCTGCTTCGATGTCGGCGGTGCGCTTCTCGGCATCGATCAGTGCGCCGAGGCGGCTGTCAATGGCTTCGATGTCGGCGTTGCCCTTTGCCCAGGCGGCCTCATCTTCGGCGGTGAAGTCACGAGCCTCGCTGGCGGCGGCGTCAGAGATCGAGCGGATCTCATTCCACGCACGCAGGCGCGCCTCATGCAGGCGCTGCATTTCGTTGTTCATGTCACTCCAAGTGACTCAGGCCGGGCGCGACAGCGCTCCGGCAGTGGTTGGATGCAGGTGCCGACGGAGTTGCGCTCGGGTCAGCGGGTTGGCGGGTTTCGACGGCCTCGCCGGGCCGGTGCTGCTTCCTCTGCCGGCGTTTCGCGCGGGGCTTCGGAAACAGGTTGCTCAACCGGGACCTCAGGAAGGTCTCGGCCGATCAAGTCAGCGAGGCGGCCTTGCTCGGCGGCCTCGGTCACCTGCTCAAAAGGCAGGTCGACGAAGTTGGAAAGCGATCGCAGTGCGACTGCTGCGCCATCCTGTGCGGTCTGAAGGTAGGCAGGACTGGCGACAGGGCCGAGCTCGTAAAGCACGCAGTCAAGGATGCGACGCAGCGGAAAGCCAGAGTCCGTGGTTGACCACTCATCGGCACGCACTGCGAATGAGAACGATGAACCCTTCACTAGACCGCTCTTGACCTTTGCGGCGACACGCTGAGCGTCAGGGTCGGTCATGTCGAGCTGCATGGCGTAGGCCAGGCCGGTCGCATCGACGCTCAGATCAAGCGTGGCGGAGTCACGAGTAGCCAACAAGATGTCAAGGTTGTGGTTGAACGAGCCGAGCACGTTGCGTTCGGCACGAGCGAGCGTCGTGTCAAAGGCATGCGGGTCAATGACCTCAACGAAGCCGCCAAGGTCCTGACTCAACTGCTCAAAGACTGCGCCGTAACCAGTCAGCACTGGAGTGCCATCGGCGAGTGCCCGCAGCTCTGGTGCGCTGACCTGTCGGTATGCACGCAGCTCACGCATTGAAGGAACCTCCGTGGCAGCGCTTCTGATGCCTGCCTGATTGAGTTCTGCGACTTTTTGCGATGACCACGCCGCTCCGGCATCGCCACCCCACAGGGCCCACTCAATGCGGACGGCTGACGGAAATGCGTCATCGCCCTCGCTCCACCCTGGCGAACCGACCTCGGTCGCATAGCGAGTGAAGTAGCTGTCCATTTGTCGCACTCGTGACGTCGACAGAGTGCGACGAGTCACGAGGTCTTTAGCGGATCTGATTGCCGCAGCGCTCCCACCTCTGTGGTAGGTCTGCGTCCACTTGATCCCTTGCGCAGCAGCGTCGGCAACGTCCTGCGGTGGTTTGGTGTCAACCATTACGGCATCTGCGCTGGTGGCGGCGTTGTGGGCGCCGGCAACGGCCCTCGGTCCTCGAGCTCGCGTACTTCATCGACGCTCAGGAAGCCAGCGGCCAGTGCCGTTGAATAGGCCGAATAGCGACTCATCAAATCAGAACGCAGAAGTGCGCCAGTGTTGAAACGCACAAACTGCGGTCGAGGAAGGTTCGCAGTGAACACTTCCTGAATGAGCACGAGGTCGCTGTTGACCGAATCGACGAGATACTGCTGAGCCTGTTGCTCTCTGTTGGCATACGTGATGCTCTGGCCACTACTAGCGATGCCGATCTTCTCTGGCGGAACGCCAAAGATTTGGCAAATGTCAACCTGCAAATGGCGCATCGTTGCGAGCGCCTGCGATTCGTTGACGTCGCTAGTGCTGACCTTTTCCCAGCGAAGGCCAGAGCCGAGAACCGCTGGCCGGCGTTTGCGCCACGACGACTGAACGGATGCCCGAATGCGATCTGCTTGCTCTTGATCGAGCACGTCGTCGCTGTAAAGGATGGCACTCGGTACGGCGCCATTCTTGAACCAATCATGGCCAAAGTCCTGCGCACGACGGGCAAGGTCGATCAGGCCGGAACGCTCAAGCGGTGAAATACCGAGCGGCGAACCAGGGATCGGCATACCTGGCACCAAGAAGATGTCGGCAGCCGCCACTGGCTTACCATTGAACGTGAACTCAAGCGGAGCGCCAACGTACTTCTGACGAGTCGTGACTTTGGTTGGGTCAAGCCACTCGACAGCAGTAGGCCAGCCGGCCACGTTGCGCCCGACGATCATGCCAAAGGCATTGCCGAACAGGTCTCGGCTGATTGACATCTGACGCAACCACTGCGAGCGAGGCAGCGCAGATGGCATTTCGACGAGCTGCGGCTGGCTTGGAAGCTCAACCGGCAGGCCATCAGGGCCCATGCGATAAGCCTTCAGCGGCAACTGCGCGATTGTGTTGGCACGCAGGTTGATGCACGCCACGACAGCGGAGAGCGCCAGTGAGTCACTGCGGGAGCCGCGTCCCTCGGGATTCCACTCGTCGCCACGTCCCCAAACGTCTTGGTAGGAGACGTCGCGCCGTTCGGTGCGGCCAAGTCGGCCCAGCATCAGCGCTCAACCGCCAAGCCAAAGACGACCA